GCAAACCCCTTCAGGAAGTCGGGGCAAAGTCCTTTAAGGGGAACAGCCTTGTCTTTATCAGAGCGCCTAAATTCGGCTGAACCGCGTCGTCCAAACAGGGGATGCGAAACATGCCACTGGTTCTCTGGGCTGCCCAAAACTGATCAGGAATCATTCAAAAACTGGGTAGACGCTGGATGGTCAATTAGGCAGCTACACCACATTTGTTCTAACTATTCCGATCACCCGCTGCACATCAGTGTTTCTGCCCTGAAGAATCATTTGCGTGAATGTTTGGGTTCACAATGAGTCTTTCTGACAAGCTTGATGAGCAGCAGCCGATGGATGAGCCGCCGGTCACCCCCCGCACCGAATTCGATGGGTCTAACGGATACATTCAGACCGGTGTTTGCAAGCAGGAACCTAACAATCACGAAGAACTTCTAGTTGAGTTTGGGTATGACCCTGAACAGGTTCAGATTGTTGGTCATCCACGCATCTCTAAGTGGGAGCAGCGCAGCAGGGTTAGGGGCACCAACACCTATGAGACCGTGTGGCTCTCTGCCTACAAATTCGCCATAAGCTCACGCGGGTTCAATGTTGATCTTCCGGCTCTGTACGCAGAAGTCCAAAAGTCAAAGAAGATCAAGCCGCTGAACCGGCAGACAGAAGAAGCCAGCGTAGTGGTCTGCTGGGCAGATATTCAGGTCGGAAAAGTAGACCATCTAGGTGGTCTAAAAGAATTACTTGAACGGCTTGATGAGAAGCGATCAGAGTTAGACCGCTATTTGAAGTCGACCAAGTTCAATAACATCATCTGCGCTGACGTGGGCGACATTATTGAGGGCTTCAGCAATTTTGCTGCTCAGCATCGGACTAACAGCCTGAGCCTCATGGATCAAGTAGACGTTGCGGCCACAGAATTGTGGAAAACAATACGGCTGTGCGCCCGATACGCCCCGGTTGACGTTCTCTCCATACCTTCCAATCACTGCGCGTGGCGACGTGAAGGAAAGATGCTGGCCGGTAAGCCGACCGATGACTGGGGCTTGCATATCTCAAAAAGACTTGAGCGCATGAATGAAGAAGTTGGACTTCCTATCTCTTTCCACAGGGCTAGCGAGTGGGACGAAATTCTTCAGTTCGACGTGCGCGGCACCCGCCTAGGTCTGGCGCATGGGCACCAAGTTAGCAACCCAGATGCGATCAAAGCTTGGTGGGCAAAGATGACCCACGCCGGGGTTTTGAACGTAGACATTCTTTTAACCGGACATTTTCACTTTGCTTCACTGCGCCCATCGGGACGCGATCACATGACCAACAAGAGTCGCTGGCATATTCAGGCACCCACTCTCGACAACGGATCAGCCTGGGTGAGAAACAAATACGGTGAGGACGGCGACCCAGCCCTAGCCGTTTTCCGCATTACGGAAACAGGGTTCGACGTATCTTCATTCGCCTTGCTTTAAGGGGCATCCAAATATGGACGAGCAACTGCGCGCGGCTATCCAGAAACTTTTGGATGAAATAGGCGACGGCTGGACCGCTACTCAATTCGTAGTAGTCATGGGACTGGAAAAACTAACTAGCGATTGCCGGGTGGAATCTACAGCATGGCTCTGGGCACCAAGGGAGCAACCAGAATGGCAGACTTTTGGGCTTCTTGATAGTGCCAGGGAAATCTACGAAGATGCAGAGCCGGAATAGTTTTCCTGGGTACACAGATTGTTTCCAACCCTGGACCAGCGCCGCCAGTAAGCCTGCACGTCCTTTACGCTACAGCGCATCCGGTCGGCTATTTCCGTTGCCTGGATTCCTAAGTCTCTCATCTGAACTGAGGCCACGACTCTCTCATGGCTATTCAAGTTCATCTTCACACCTTCATGGACCACCAGCTTTACGGCCCATTCATCAACTTGGTTCAGATCAAGCGGTTCTGGCACAGCAGATAGCTCCCTAGGCTACTTCAGAAGATGACGGGGGACAGTAAACGCTAATAGCGGCAGCGACAAAGATTTCAGCACTGTGGTAAGTGACACCGTTGTCTTGATAAATTTTCTCAACCGCATCCCACACACTAGCTCCACCGTTCCAGACCCAGGAACAAATACGGTGCGCGTTTCGTATTGCCTGCGGGCCAGGGATTATGTCATTGGCAGTCAGAATGTCCCAGAATCGCTCATCCTGAGCAGGGCTTGCAGCAGACAATGCTGGGTTAAAGAGTCCCACTGCTGCTGTCGCCGCCAATGCGAGTGCAAGCTTTTTCTTCACGGGACTCCAATCGTTTGATTACCTTGTCCAACATTTCCATGACCTCATGCTCTTGGCGCATTCTGGGCCTGCTGGCATGAGTTCCGAATTCCCAGCTTTGGATGCCGTCTTTCAGGAAAAGAACAAGTGTCGCTACAGAACTGCGGTACGCCACATACCAGTCACCCGCATTCGGTGCTAGTTCATGGCAGGACGCAGAGATTGCAGACCTGATGTTCAGGCTGCTGTTTTTCCCCGACGAGAAGCGGTAAGTCCAGCCTCTCTCCTGAAGTATTTCACGGCTGCGCTTCAGTACCGACAGGGTGATATCGGTTTCGGACATGACCCCACGTTAGCACCCCGTGTCAATAGCTGTCAACCAAAGGGATTGTAAACGGGTGCTGCGGCAGCAACCGGCTGAGCCTTCTGAACCGGCTGCGGAGCGCGCTGTGAATCACCGGGCTTGGGCACATAGCAAGTTCCTGTACCCGTAGTTACCTTGATGTTCTCCGCAAGGAACGCTTCTATATCTTCAGCGCGGATGCGTACTACTTGTGGTGATAGCCTCAAAACACCCAGCTTCCCATCGCGGATATAACGCCGCAGTGTGCGTGGGTGAACGCCTAGTTGTTCTGCTGCCTCAGAAATTGACAACCATGTCTCTCCATTAGCCATAACTGTCAGTGTAACAAGGCATGAATAACCTCAATGTCACACAGAGTCCTGCGCCTTGATGTAGGCGACCTGCACTCCACCGTTGAGCGCCCCGGCCCTGCCGCCGATACCAAAGTACCGGTAGCCCTTGCCGTGAGGAATCAGGTTGCCGGTGTCGGTCCAACTCAAATACTGGGTACTCATGGTGGAGTTGTGCAGAGACAGGGTTTGAGTCTGATCGTTGTACCGCAGCCTAAAACCAGTCAGCGCGGTAGCGGATATGGTCACAGAAACCGGAGTTACCTGCGGGAACAGGTTGGACGGTGAGATTATGGAACCGATATCAGGGTTGGTTCCGTAGCCAATCTCCACCGTGTTGGCCCTAGGCTGACCTAAGTTTATCAGGGTCGACTTGAAGCCCACATACAGGTACGAGGACGCATCCGCTGAACAGTTGATCGCCACGATGTTCATGCCCTCGCCCTTGTCGAACACCGACAGGCTCAGTTCGATGCCGTCACTGTTGAACGGCATGTAGTAGCGCATGAAATATCGGGCAAACAGCGCCCAGTCCGGTCCAACCGTGTTGGGGAAGTCCACCCCAAACAGGCCCGTGTTGTCAAAGATGACGGGGCTGCCAGTGAGAATCTTCCAGCGTCCACCCACCGGGCCAGCAGGACGCTGAAAAGTGTCCTCAAACTGGCGCACGATGGTGTCAGCGCTGATAGCCGGTGAATGGGGAAAGCTCAATTGCCTACGGAAAGTGACACCGTAACGAATCATGTGTTCGTCGCTGGGGTCATCCTCTGGCAACTGCATGTAGCAGTAGAAACCAGCCCCATTGGGTATATCAGCTACGTCGGCGTAAGGAACCTTGAAGTCGATGTACTGCCCACTGACCTCGCCGGGTATCTCAGCGATCAGCGCCCCGGCAGAATCACGCCATTCCTGGCGCGCAGTAGTTCCGGCTGGGGGTGTAGCGGCAAGGGTGTAACGCTCCTTGTAAACCGATCCCTCTTGAATGGTGGTGATGGACTTACGCGCCACCATGGGAACTGAAGCGGGAATTGTCATGCTGAGAGTTTACTTCCCATCCTCTGTAGAAAGATTTATTCTGCTGGATTCCAGGTCGCGGTGCTTTGGTGACGGTATAGGGTCCAGCCCAGCCAGATGCTCAGGAAGAACATCTTTGTCCACTAGGCCAAGCAGCATCATAAAACGTGACCGGGCAGAGTAGGACCAGTCCATTATCGCCCAGTAATCCTCCCTCAGTGCCCCGACCAGCTTCAAAATGTATTCCTGGTCGTGCATATTTGCCTGGGTTAACTTGGCAGCCCTATCGGTTCTTTTAACAAACCAGGCAATAAGCACCGTTGCCACCGCAGTAAAACCTGTTGCGGCGGCAGTAATGAACGCGCCCATATCCATTAGATTGGGCAATCATTTGTCAACAATGTACGGCTCCAACACCAGCAATGCCCAGCGCATTACGCAGCTAAAGGAGCATATAAGCAGGAGCCATGCGTCAATGTCACCATGATCAAATTGGGGCGTGTATAGCTGTAATCCAATTGCAGTTACAAGGCACCAGCCAGCGCAGGAAAGCGCAGCTATCCTGTTGAGTCTTGCATTGCACATGCCCAAGAAGCTAATGATGCCGCATAGAAGTAAAGCGGAACCCACCACCATGTAGCCGTTCGCCAATTTGTTACTAAAGGCAAGCCAATGGCTGTCGCGCGTTATGGTTCTGCTAGCCATGATGAAGTAGAGGCCACCGGCAAAAGACCAAAACGCCCACCCAATGCCGATCCACGAAATGATTTTTTTGACGTTGGCGGCACCGCTGTAAACCTCTTGCTTGACCTCAATGGGCCGTGCGTGTGAGGGCAACCAGGGGATTGGACCTGTCCAGTATTTTTCCGCGCGCTCTTGACCTGCCCGCGACAAGGTACTCACCGAACCGTTGGCTCTGACGTGATCTTGTCAATGGCCTGCTGAGCCAAAGGTCCAAGAGTGGAGCCGATCACCGGAACCTGATTGACAGCAGTGATCACAGCGCCCTTCACACGCTCGACTTCAGCCTGAGCGTTTTCAGCCTGACTGATCACAGCGTTGATTCCGTTAACCACCTGATCCGCTGGGGAGGGAGCGGCATCAAAAGCACCGTTGTGCTGCTGCCGTGTCACCGCCAAGGCAGCAGTTCCCGACACCGTGACTCCGAACAAGCCAAGAACAGCAGTAAGTGCTGCACTGACAGAGGCGGCGGTCTGGTGGTCGATAACTCGGGTGGCAGAAAGCAAGGTCAGCACTGCAAATGCGACCACCCCGACCATGTAAAGAATCTGACGTGCTTTAGGAGACATTTGTTTAACCTTTCGTCGCAAGAAATGCCTGGATAGCGGTTGGATTTACCTGTTCCAGCCTAGATAACGCAGCCAGGGAAAGTGGATCGCCCGCGCTCGCGGCGGTAGCGATTTCCCTGATTGAACCCAGGTCACTGTGGAAAAATGCGCGCCACTCCAAGTGGCTGCGCCACACTTGTACCCATTGATCCTGGGAGATTTTCGCGTCATTCTGCACCGGGGAAGGTGGAATAACTATCGGCGGTGACGGTCGAGCAGGTACTACCGCATCTGAATAGCAGTAGCCTTTAGGGGGGATGAGGCTGCACACCGAACCGGGACCATCAAAAGGTGCCCACCATCCTGTGATGCCACCGAAAGATGCACTGTCAGCTATCCAAACAGCCCTATTTGATGGGTTGTCGTCATAACCCATTAGGGCAATGTAGTGATATGTGGTTAAAAACCTGGGGTACGGAGGCGGGGTAGAACCCTTAGTTGCAGCAGGAGGATTACTGGGGGGAGCAACAATGTTTGCAACCACGCCCCAGCCAGCGTCGATTGATTTTTTCAAGTCCCGCCATAGCTGCTCTTTCTGAGCATTAGTGGGGGGATCATTCGGCATGAATACCGACGTAAATTTTGCTTCAGGAACTTTCCGGTCAAGAAACTTTTCGATATAGCCCACATAATCGGTGCCGTCCCGGTCGTCGCCACGTCCAGGGTTTTCAATCTGTTCTATCTCACCGGCTATTTGCGATTCGGGGATTTTGATTCCGCGCGCATTCAGTACGACCTGAGTGGCTGCTGGGCCACACCACCAACCAGTTTCCTGGGGCACGACACGGCGGTCGTAATCCAGACGCTTTTCAGCCATATAAGCAGTATGGCCTATGTCTGCTCAGGACTGTCCTGAAGGGAGGAAAGTTTTTCCAAAGCAATTCGCTGATCGACAGGAAGCTTTGCCGCCAAGAGCAGCATGGCCTTTTTCTTTTCTTCCGGCGTTTTAGCATTTTCCACCAACGAGGCAAGCTCGGGATTGTGCGATTTTGCCACTTCCCACATATCGTCGGGAGTTATCTGCTTTAGTTTCATCGCCGTGTGATTAGCCATTGCGCCACCCGTTTCGGGAGTAACAAGCTCATGTGTTGCCAGTTCAGGGATGCAAAAGATGCCTAGCTTCCTGAGATGGTGCGCCCATGGTCCCCGAACCATGCGGGGAATGTTCACAGGCATACTTCCATCGTGCTGGCTGGGCATACTGGCAAGCCTTTGCGCCAGCATTACCTCCTGGGCCAGAGGGTCCAGCTTGGACAGGGCGACCAACACCGCGCCATAGCTGGCAGGCTCAGGAAGCCCATCCAGGTCATACCGCTCGTCCTCTTTTATCTCCTGGGCCACCGGAGACTTCTTGGCCGTCTGCCTAGTGCGATTTTGTTGGGGTGAAGGATTTGCTTTCCGTGGATCAGGCAATGTCATACCGTGTGTCTACCACGTCAGCTAATCAGGTGTACGCCGACATTCTGAATTTGATCCAAAGCCTTGCGCATAAGGTTTGCAAGACGCTCACCCATGCTCATCCCTGCCTTGTCCTTGCCGCAGCGCACAAGAAACTCCCGGTCTACCCCACTACCGGAAAGAGTCATTTCCTCCACCTGATTCACAAAGATCAGATCAACGCCAAGCCTTTGCATTGCCCCTGCGGTGGAACCGATACGGTCACCGATATTGAAATGCAAGCCGGGTATGGGCCAATGATCATCGCCAATGACCATAGTGTGCGAGGTTGTTGATGAAGTAGCTTTGAAGCCACCGCGAATAGCGGCGAGAGCGGCCAGCGACCAGGCATTGTTTTCACCACCCTGCTGGTAAATCTCATGCAAATGAACCCATCCCAAGGAATCAGCGCGGGCAGTATTTTTCAATTCATCCCACGCCAAAATTGTGCCAGTTAGGAAAGGCATAATAATGTCGGCAGCCATATCCCCCAAAGCATCAAAACCAGCCAGCAGGAAATACCCAAGCAGATTTCCCACCGATTCAATAATCAACTGTGCGATTGCATCTGCTGTCGGGTTGTTGCCACCGACAATCACTGAAACTGCTGTAGCAGGGCTATAACTGACCTTGCTTTGCATGTCCAGATATCTGCTGTCTCGCACCACAATGCCAGGTGCAGCCGACAGGGTACTCATCCAAGAACCCTGGTAATACTCGTCGGGATAAAACTCAGAACTATCTTCCGAAACCTTGATGCTGTCCTCAACGAAACCGCTGCCGTAGTCAATAACTGACCGGACAAGACCCGAAATGACAGTGCCGTCAAAGAACGTGCCACCGGGCAGAGTCCACCCTGATCGGTCCACAACCTCAAGAACAAGAGCGCCGTTTTTCACGTCATAACCCAGACCGTCAGCGCGCTCACCATCGACAGTCATCACCCGCCGATACACAATGCTCAACTGAGCGTCGTCCAAAGCGTCGGCAACCACGGTGGATACCGGGTCCATTCGGCTAGCCAGCAGAGTCCACAGTGAATCATCCTGTAGGAAATTCACTCCCTTGACATGAACTTGCCAGGAGCCAACATTGAAAAGATCAAGCCACTGTTCGCCGTCAAAAGGATCATCCGGCATGGTCCACGGGTGACCCTCTAGGCGAATTATCTGCTCCAAAATCAAGGTGCTAACGCACCAGCGGGCAGGCCCAAATAGGAAATGCACCCGTGGAAATTGAAAAATGGGAAGCGGTAGCGCAGGGTTGGGTGGAGCGAGCATGAAGTCGAGGAATTGCAGATCGTCATTAAAGGTGGCTGTGATGTAGTCGCTACCCTCGCGGGTTTCCACGTCCCAGTGGTGCATAAGTCCTGACCACCGCAAAGCGCCGCCATACATATCCACGGTGACAATTACGTTCTTGCAAGATGCGGGATCATTGGGAATGCTGGCTATCTTTTTAGCAAGATAATGACCAGCGCGAACAGAAATTACACCCGAACTGCTTCTATTGTTTTTCCAGGGAAACTCGTAATTGTCTGAGTCGGTCAGGTCGATCTGACCCAGATAAATGAGGCCGTCGTCTGTTTCACCGTTTGGGGGGTTTATCCACAGCCTCACCTTGGGCATCGCCTTCTTCAGCGACCTCTTTCGGTGAAGATGTTCTTGTATCCGTGGCCGTGCAGCGTCAAGCTGCTTAAGCTTCAGACCATCTTCCTCCCCTTCCAGGCCAACTGGAAGGGTAAATGGAAACGTCGAGGTTGTCATTACAGGAAACTGGCCGTGACCTGCACGCCAGCAACAGAGTTAGTGGTATCAGTTGCGGCCCAGGCACCTGTCAGGGCAGAACCAATTCCCGCACTGAATCTGATACCCACAGCCCCGAATTCAAAGTTCTGAGTTGAGTTGGCCGGAACAGCAATGGTCATTAGTGGCACGTCGGTGCCTACGGTGGGTGCAGTGGTTGCTTTGTTGTAGAGCTTCCAATACAGCGGGGTCGCAGTCGGATTGCTCGCCACCACTGAGTACAGAGTTCCAGCGGTAGTTTTTACTGCCGCCGCGTTGGTGCTTGCAGTTGTTACTAAGGCATAGTTGGAAACGGTAACCGGCGTGGTAGTAGCGACAACAGTTGGAACACCGTCGATGGAGACATTTGCATCAGTCTGCGTCAGACTGGCACTACCGGTGATAGGCCCAGAGGTATATGCGGTGGTAATGATTCTGACTGCGGAGCATCCCGTCACGTCGACCTGATAAATGCCGTTAGCGGTCACGTTGCCACCGGAGATGTAAGCGCCAGTGGCGGCGTTCACGATCATGTTTGAACCGGTGATGTTCACCCAGTTGGTGCCGTCGCGGGTGATCTGAACCTGAACCGTTCCGACCCAGGTTCCGGTCAACTGATACATGTAGGTTGAGCCGCCACCCAAGCTGGTGCATAGACCAGAGGAAGTGGAGTTAGCAGCAATGGAAATTGCTGCCGTTACATCGGTATATCCAGGGTTGTATGCCATGTCAGATAACTCTCCAATTGGAATTGTCCGAAACCAGATCGACCGATGTATCAGGAATCAGGCTGATGGATGAACTTCCATCAATTGTTTGACCACCGACTATGCAACTTAAAGTGCGGGGCACGTTAGCAATGTTTTTGATGCTGTAACGGTTTGTGTTTCCGACTGCCGTAGGCATAGAAGGGGCACCACCTGCGCCTACAAAGACCACATAGTCAGTTCCCGCCGCTGCCCCAATTGTGACCGCAGAGGTTACGGTTGAGATGCTTCTGGCGTAATGAGAATTCACTGCATTCGCTACAGCATTTGCGTCTGAAGCGCGAAACACATCACCAGAAGCCCAGCTATTTTTTACCGGCATATCTACCCCACTCTAAACAGTCGTGGACGGGAATACGGTGAGCTATACCAGCGAGGGAAATAAGCTTTCAGCGCACCGCCGCTAACAACTTCAGAGGCACGAAAAACAGCGCCCTCGTCTGGATCGTTGTCCCCGATTCCCTCTCCCGGTGGGATCGGATACTCAAAGTCCCTGCCCTGTGCGCGCAGCCCTACCGGAGCGTCATTCTCTGACTGGAAAGTCTCTTGGTCAGGCCGGGTCTGAATGAGACAGTTCTCGCCTTCTTCCAGATACGGAGTGCGAACAACTTTGTCATAGTCAGTGACTCCCCGACCGTACATCTCATTTCCCCAAGAGAAGTCTGGGATATGCCAGCGGGCCTTGTCGGTCACTTCGTACCACGGGAAGATTGGCACATCTGACGGGTTGTAAAACGGCATCTTCGTCCAGATGGTGCCGGTCCCCTCAAACTCCCACTCATAGGTTTCGGTAGGACCGACGTAAAAGGGGAACTCGCAAGCCATGGTCATCACCACAGAGCCGAAACTCCACAGCTTAGGGTCACGACCCTCAAACTGAAGCGTCGAGAAAGGCTTGGGCTTTTCCAGCATCCGCGCATACAGAACACGCTCATCGGTGCCTGTGCCGTAAATGATTTTGGTGTCCTCCGAATAGGAGAACATATCCCTGAAGTCGGCATAAAGTTGATGCCACTCATCTGGGTCACGTTCAGGGTCGATGCAATCCTCGTAGCCGATGTTGCATGTCCAGACCAGTTCGCGGCGCTCCCATTCCATGCCGGAAAAGGATTGACCGAACATCGACTTGTGCCAGATCGTCTTGACCGGAGCGTCATCCAGCAGACCTTGGCTACTGGGAGCCATGAAGTAGCCTTGCTCGCCCTGGCCTGGACCGGAGATACGGATTCGCCGCCCGCTCCTGTCCTCAATGTCGATTGTGTCGGTTTGCCAATGCCCCATCAGCGACTACCCCAATGTCCTAGTCCAGACTGGGCGCGCTGCGCCTGCCGCCGGTTTTCCATCCGGTAATACTCATTCAAGTCAGCGGTATGCAACGAGCCGATGCTGGTAGAAGCGTCGTAAATTTTAGTTCCTCCACTCGGCTGGTTGGCTACCTGCCTAACACCATAAGCGTTAGACGTGGTTCCACCTGTCAGGTTGCCCACCAGGAAGTTCGCTCCGACATTAGCGACACCTTCCAGAATCTTGCCGCCTTGCTGGAAGGCACCACCGATCAGTGAGCTAGCCAAGCTCCCGGCAGCACCGCCACCCGCCGCGCCAATGCCCATAGTTCCACCGGCTGCCGCCGCCGTAGCAGCAGTGGAGACTGCCGTACTGACAATGTTGCCCAATGCTGCCGCACCAGAGGAAATGCCAGTCGACAAAGCCGGGTGAAGTTTGTCCAGGTTAGGTGCGCCAGGGCCGGTGCCCTGTAGCATCTCAGCCGCTTTGTTGGTGGTTTCGTCACCCTGCGGCCCTAGCTGGTCAGCGGTCGGCTGAGTGCCTTCCGGTGCCGGAACCGCATTGGGGTCCGGTGCGGTAGCCGGGGACAGCATCGGACCCGGCGGGGTAGTGGCCGGGACGGTGGCATCCGACTGCGGTTCTTGCGGAGGCTGCTGCTCAATCGGGCTGGGCTGGGCTACAGCAGGTTTAGGCTCCACTGCCGGTGGCTGAGCAACAGGCGGCGGCGGCGCTGGTTTCGGCGGCGGGGGTGGCCTGGGAACAAGAGCCTGCACCGCACCGCCCCACGCGAAACCGCCGATTTGCCCGCTTTGCACCGCATCGCGGAAACGGTAGACAGACTCCTGACCGCCCATTTGTTCGACTTCTTGGGCTGTCAGAACATGCTCGCCGTTCGACAGCATCGCGGGAATAAGGTCTGCGGTTGGCCCTCCTTGACCAAAGACAGCACCGCCGCTGCGGAAGGTGTTCTGCGATCTGAACTGATTCAGAGCCTTGACCGGTGAATTCTGGTACATCTTCTTGATGTGCGCGATTGTTGAGGCAATCGCTTCGGAGGATACGCCCCGCTTGAAGCCGTAAAGCTTCTGCATCTGGTCCATGGCTCTGGTGCTTTGCCTGATTTCCCAGAACGCAGACCATTCACTTTCAGGCAATCCAGCCGCAAGGTAAAGCTGCTTGGCCTGTTCTTTCGGGCTTGAAGCTGCCCCACCCTGCGATTTGTTGCTGCTGGCATTTGAAGCGGTGCCTGATTTGGCAGCAGGCCCAAGCCCAGCCAAGCCACCCTCACCAGGCTTGGGCGCACCCGGCTTGACCGGGTAGCCGTATGGGTTGAACTTAGGCCCAAGCCCAGACAGGCCACCCTCACCCGGCTTAGGGGCACCCGCAGGAACCGGATACATAACCGGCTTCTTAGGCGTGCGGCCAGGACCGGATGCCGCCCCGTTACCGGGTGTGTAAGTTGTCCCATTCGGCGGCGATCCAAGAGTCCCAGGCTCACCCAGTGAGGCCACCGGGAAACCCTGCTCATTCTGCGCGTACTGGATGATCCCACTGGACGGTGCGTAATACTTCGTATTAGCGTCTGGAAAACCAGCTTCTTTGAACTGAATATGAACGTGGTCGATGTGCCTCTGGGTGGGCGAGTTGTCAAAGCCTTTGTACGGGCTGGCAACCCACTGGCCGTCCCTGCCAAGGCTGTAGCTCTGGTCATTCCAGATGACATTCTCGACACCCATTTCCGCGCCGTTTTGCATCACATAGGAGGCAATAGCATCACCAATGGCAGTGCCTTGCGGGGTGCCGACCAAAGCACTAGGAATCATCGGATCAAGCGCACGACCTGACGGGTGCCACGGGTAGGGATCGCTCTCCCGGTGTCCACCGATTTCAGGCAGGAACGGGAACGCCGCCGACAGGATGCGGCGACCGGCAATCGTGGCACGCTGCAAATTAGCTTCGCCGCCACGAATGTTGCCAGCACCAAGCTCTGTGCCGCCAGGAATGTAGCCTGCCTGACCGCCGGGAAGGAGGCTATTCAGACCAGGAAGCGGAGCAGCGCCGGGGAACTGAACACCGTAGCCGGGGAACATGGCCTGCATCTCCGGTGTCATCATTGAGGGGACACCGGGGTACGCCGGGTTGATCGGCATTTGCGCATAGTTCTGCAAATACTCGTTCGCCAGGGCATTCATCTGATCAGCGCCAGGAGCCTGAACGCTGGGCTGCTCCTGATCCCCGGTTGCCGAGCCAAAGAAATGAGAACCTAATCCCAGCGCCGACGTGACGTAGGGGTTGCTCATAATTCCGCTCAGACCGAAAATGTCCAGAGCGCCGCCCAGCAGTGCCGACCCAAGATTGGTCACTGTCCCACCAATGAAGTCGGTGGTCCACTTCATCCAGTCGGCAGGCCCAGAACCGGCAGGGCCGGGACCGATACCAAAACGACGAATATCAAAGCCGTCAGGACCGCCACCCAAACCAACGGGCGGCTTACCATCCGCTGTCGGCCAGCCAGTAGGCAGAGAGGTACTGAGCGGAACCTCCAACCCGCCCAAGCTCATGGTCAGCGGATCGGCTTTTGGTGACGGGCCAGGAGTTACTGGCGGCAGGCCGGGAACCGAAACCGGGCCAGGAATAGGACCAGTGCCGATACCCGGCTGCGCCGGTCCCGGCAGCGGGCCAGTAGCCGCATTGGTGGCCTGGTTAGCCGCATTGCTAACCATGCCG